CCCAAATATTAAAATCTTCGAACTTATAGATAGAATCCAGAACGCAAAGAAGAGTTAGTTTTTGGGATACTTATCTTTAACTGATTGAATATGAGCTATAAGATTCTCGAGTTTTTCTGGTCTATCCATGTGAAACTCTGTTATAGCTTCAAACTGCTTCTCTATTGGCCAGATAGAAACAATCTCCAACTGACGTTGCCTTTGAATCTCATTGTTCTGAATCAAGGATGTGTTCTGTTCCCACTTCTCGGAGAGCTCTTCTTCCGAGGGCTTTGGTATAGAATTTGATTCGTCCCACTCTAAAGAGTCGTAGTCATCGCCTTTAAGCACCCATTGATGCTCCCCGTAAAAACTTAATAGCACTTCTAAAATATTCATAATTATGATTGTATCTCTGTTATTGACATCCAAGAGCTTGTAGCTCCACCGTAAGGCTGGCCAGTTTGTGCGTTCCTATTAAGATAGACTGTCGCGTAAGTGTTGTCCGGTCTCCCTAATCTAACTTTCCAAGTCTGCGAGGCTGTCCCGATAGCTGGCGCAACGTAACCCAGTTTACCGATCTGACCAAAGTTCAAACCCATTAAAGAATAATTCCAAACTTTTCGAGGCACAGTCTCATTATCTTTGAAAAGAGCTACAACAGCCGCACCAAAAAAGTTAGACTGAATGCTCAATTCGCATTGTATTAAAAGTTTATTGTTGCCCATGCGGGGGCTATAGTTTATACTTAAAACCTCAAAGCCTTGGGTGTTTGTAATGTCGTTGGATATAACAGAGTTTATAGCGAGCTTGTCGTCGGTTTGCTCGGTAACGTCTCCAGATATATTAGGTATATTAGTTTGAGTTGTTGTGAAAGGCGAAAAACAGCAAAACTCTCCAGAGCCCGATTCGTTTTCTACCCTAATTAAATGCTGACCCGTGGTATTATCTATATTTGGCACGTAACCAGTTAAAACTGTATTTCCGTATTGAGTGTGTTTAGTAAAGCTTGCTTGAGTTTTTCTTTCAAAAGCGTCCACAAAAAATAGCTTTGTTACGTCTTCTAGATTTTCTCCCGTCACGATAAAAGACGAACCCACAAATCCAGATTTAGGATGAATATCCGTAATAACTGGGTCGTTTATAAACTCAAATAAAAGATCGTTAGTTGCCATGATATGGAGTTAGTATTTTAAATGTTCCTTGTTTACCAGCAAACCCAGAAAATTTACTAAGGTCTACGCTTATGTTGTGAATCTGCTCGTATGTATTTACGTTTCCTGTTTCAGAGATGTAAATCTTAGAGCCGTAAGAGTCATAATCATTATAGCCGCTCTTAGCTAAAACTACAGAATCGTTTTGATCAGACAGCTTTAAACCTGTGTGGTTTAGAAAGTATTTACCGGAAATAGTAATAGACTCTAATCTTGTAGCTCTAACTTTGGAAGCGCCGAGTATTACAGGCTGTTTACCGCTTATTCTAACTTGCTCACCTAAAGCTTGACCTAGTTTAAGTAGGGTTTGATTTAAAGAGCCGCTTATAGCTTCCACTGCGCTTCTTTGGTTTGTGTCGTATGAAGACACTAGGAATGGATAACCTACCCCAGCAAATTTAGAGTTAACAACCCCGTTAATAACAGAGTAACCATTTACCGGATCAGATAAACTAGAGTTATCAATAGATACAGAACCAAAATAGTTTGGCCCACTAGACATGGAGTCGTTTGAAGCGACAAAGTAAATTCCATCTTCTCCGTTGATTAGATTTGTCCCGCTTATTCCGATCACAGGCAAACAATCAAAAGCGTTTATGCCAGTTATGGATATACTTTCACCCATAGTCCAATTCTGCAAAGATGACCCAGAGATAGTTGGTAAAGGATAAAAGTTTTGACTGCTAACATGAGTTGAATCTCCACTAGCTTTAAGATTACCGTATTTTATATTCTTGGGTACGAGCACGTTGACATAGTTATGTCCAGAAGACGTTATCTCTGACTCCACATATTTATCGCCAAAAGCTTCGAAGTAAATTTTTGATTTGCTTAAGTTTACGCCTCTTACTTTAAGTTGTTCGTTGTAAATTGCTGCGGGCTTATCAAAGTCGTAAATATAATTTGATACTACTTTTAATTTTTCTGATGTAAAATCTTGCTCTAAAATCTCGCTCGTTGCCGATCCCCCTTGGTAAGCTCCACTTTGGTATTGTGCGTATAGAAAGGAGCCGTCAACCACACCCTCAGGTAAAACAAATTTTATACCTGTGGTATCTATGCCTGAATGATTTGTGACATATATATGACCATTGACCCCAGACATGGCCAGCCTGTTAGCTTTGTGTAATGACTCGCCTTGCAAGTTTACAATGTCACCATAATAAAGTTGACCTTGGCTTTGAGGGGTTAATTCTACGCTTACATTAGGGGCCTCACCAACTAAGTAGTCCCTGCTAGTGCCGAGGCCAACGTCTGTATATAAAGAGACTTGACCAGAAGTCAAACCTCTAGGAACCCTAAAGGTAAATTTATTTTTTGATGGCCAATCATAATCTGTGATTTCGTAACCCCCTACGTAACCACTTCTTACGTTATCTAAATAATTTCCATTAATAGAAACGTTCTGATTCCAAACTTGAGAGGTTTGCGTAAATCCACTTATTTCAGGGCGCCCAACATATTTATAGGGTAAAGAACCAGTTACATAATTGTAACCATTATAAATTATGATTTTATTTTCTTCAGGTAAGCCGCTAGGAACAATAACGGCTATTCTAGAATCGGCCTCATTGTATCCGCTAGGGACTATTTTAGCCTTGCTTGACTCAGTTACATTATTAAAATAAACAGCAGTATCTACTCCGGAGTAAAGATTCGATCCGGTTACAGTTAAGATTTGTCCCTGTTTTATTTTTTTATACATTATATTAATTTTTCTAGATTCAAAGCGCCCGTGCCGATGATGAACGTATTTGTATTAGTTTTAAAAGCGCCAGATTTGTAAACCATTCTATAAGCGCCCTCTGGAAAATAACCTTCCCAAGCGCCCGTTATGATAGAGTTGAATGAACTTCCTGGAGTAGTCAAAGGAGTACCTTGAGAAGTATAATACGTGAACGACCTTTCACATAAGGGTTCCATGCCGCCTTTAACTTTTTGGCATAAAGCATTTAGAGTAGTGGTGTATGTACTCGTGCTAACTTCTGATGTTCCAGAGGGGATATAATTACCTTCGGAGCAGCCATCGCCAGAGACTTCTTGAGTTGTAAAGTTTACCGCTCCGCCCATGTTTGGATGGTTTCGGCAGTATGGATACATGTCTGTAAAGTCGAAGAAAAAGCTGGTTGCATTATAAAACTCTGGTATATTTACCTTGGTAGAAGCTCCAGAAGAACCTGCTGTGCCGTAATGATAAACTCCATACCCGCTATCAAGGTTTAAATAACCACCCCATTCCCCATCGGCGTCGTTGCTAAAATGTAAAGGATGATTGGAATTCGATGGGTCAGACTGATCAAACTTGTAAATTTTTCCACCACTTATCCCGCTACAATCGTTGTGGTAATCCAGAGTCACATTACTAAGACTTTGACTACTCTCCCAACCGTCACTAAAATTCCCGCTGAACCAATATACGTTTTGACCGTAGCCATCATCGGCAACTTTAACTAATATCGTTTCATGGGGTTGAATATTATTACCTCCCGAAATTGTAGTTGTGGTAGTATTTTGCGTTGTAGAAAAACTTGTTACGTTACAATTGCAATCCAACTTATCGGAAGTCTCATTGTAGGCTGACCCGTATTGGTCGGTAGTATACTGACCTAAGTTAAACTTATCTAAAGCCGCTTGGTAGCTAGCGGAAGAAGAAGCCCCGGTACCTTTTATAAAGTAGGTCAAACTAAAGTTAGAGTTTTTAAAGTTCGGGTTAGTAACATATCTTTGTAGTTCGTAGGTTAAATAACCGCTAGACACAGGCAGCTGATCAAACGTTAAAGATATCTTATTAGCGTCTTCAGAAACGGGGAAATCATAATGTTTGGTATTCATTGCCGCCTTGAGATCGCCATCCGAAGAGTACTCTTGAGGCTCCTCTATCAAGTTGGCTGTGTAAAAGCTGTTGGAAGAATACAGGGTTGTAGGAGCATCTACAATTTGTATACAGTTTTGTAAATATCCAGAAGTAGGGGTTGCGTTTTGTATTGTAACATCGTAGTAGCCCTCGTTTAAACTCGACACGGGAACCGAAATGTATGTGTCTGTATAGCTGAAATCAGAGTCGCTTAGTAAATCTATTTTTTGATTTGATTCATCCGTAAGATAACCCGAAGTCAATCCAGACACGCCTTGGCCGAACAATCTAACTTTATCGGAAGCACCCTTATCCAATCTAGCGAATTGGTTTGGATTTAAAGAGATATTCGTAAAGGTAACTCTAGTATCCAAACCCTTAAATGTTTTAAAGTTTTCAGTAGAGCTTACCGTGATTCCAGACGGAGCCGTTAGAACTATTGGGTTGTCAAAATCTCCTGCGGGAATTGCTCCCGTAATTTTATTGTTATTAACCACGCTAAACGGCGCTGAAACGCCGCTGACCGTTACATTCGAAACTCCAGAAAGAGCTTTGCCGCTAATAGAAATAGATTGCCCCTGCACAGCTTGAGCAGGTATAAAGTTGACGATCTGAGGAATGGGCACAAATTTATAGTCTGTCTGCTCTAAATTAATCGTAGAGCATTCAATCTGCACCTCAGCCTTCTTGAAGTCGAAGTTACCAGTGTACTCCACATTACCAACAGCGAGCCAATTGCCGCTGGCATCAGAGAACGTGTTAAAGTTATTCACTCTAGTTTGAGACTCTAGATAACCGCTGTTTGTAAATCCATTTGTGTTGTCTCCGCACAGGCCGCTAACGTAACCGCTGTAAAGTTGACCCGACACGTAAGACTGAGACTTACCTGTAACAGACAAAGTGCATATACCTGAAGCCTCATAATAATTAGAATAAGATACAGTTCCAGATGTACAATTAGAATAAACAGAAACCTTAGAGGTCAAATCGCTCAGTGCGCCAGCCTGTAGACTTCCAGAACCCACTAAATCGTAAGCTGTCACAGAGTCTCTTTTGTAAAAGCTTACTTCGCCCCAGCTAGCTGCGTCAGGAACCCTAGCGTTCAAAAAACTGTCGTTAATGATCTCGTAATCAGCCAGTCCTTGACCAAAATAAACACCTGTAGTAGCCCCAGCGTTTTGCACGTTGAACATTATAAGCTCTCCAATATGTCCACTAATTTTAGGCATTACGGTATAAAGAGTGAGTTGATTCGTATTGCTGGCCTAACAATTTCTCCGCCAGCGGTTATTACCTTGTAAGGACCGTTCTTAGCGAACCTTGGAATTTTTACTTTAATTTCTGTATCCGATATAGATACGAAATCATTCGCTTTAATATTGTTGCTGAAATAAACTGCGGTTGTAGAGCCTAGGTTTGTTCCTGTAATAGTAAAGGTTTGCCCCACGTTCAAATCCCCTCCGCTTGGCGCATGGTTTGTTATGGTTGGCGTCCCCCCATAAGAGCTGGAATCAATACTTAAATTGGCTAATATTTTTTCTCCAAATCCTATGGCTACATCCTTTGTTTTTATTTTTCCCGCTGTCGTGTATGTCTGCGGCCCTAAAGTAAAAGTCACTGTTACGTCTTTACCATTATAAGCTAAACCCTCTTGAAAGTTAAAAGTATCTAAAGATAGTGAAGTTACTTTTTTTCCAAATTTAACTGACTTCGGAGTGAGATCGTCTATTTCGTACTGAGGTTCGATGTTATTAGACAAGCTATAATTCAGGCCGACTATGTTAGATGTTGCGTTTATACCTGAGAACGTAAGGTCCATATCTGAAAACTTTAAATAATCACGAGATACATTATCAACCGTTTCGGCGCTAAAAGAGCCGCCAAAATCTTCGTAAAATTGCAAGCTGGCAGAAACTTTGACTGGGCCATGAGTGGCCGCTGTGATAGAGTAAGAGGTTAGATACCCTTTTTGTAAAGTCATGCCGCCAGCCTGTAGCGGTATAGCGTCAGTGGAATTTAAAAAGCTAAATAGGGGGTCTGTTCCAGCAACGAAATAACTCAAACTAACCGTGGTAGTCAAGCCTCCGTCAGCAACTTGTGTGAATCCGCCCTTTCTATCTATTTCTTCGTGATCAGATATGGAGGCAGAAAGAGAAAAGGATAAAGAATCAGCTATAACGAACTGATTATTCACCAAAACCTTGACATTATTATAGTTGTAGTAAATTGCCATCCTTTTCCCTTAATCCTATGGTATAATTTACACTGATAAACCTCTAAGTATATTATATTTTCAGGGCAGATAAGTGTAAAATAAAGTAAGGAAAAAGGAATATGGCATCTATATATGAAATACCAAATTGGTCTGGGGGAATTACAGCCAGCAAGAATGACGTTTACTTTCATACTGGCAAACACTTTTATAGCCTAGAGAGCTCAAACACAGAAACCCCAAGTACTGGTGCCGCTAAATGGGGCGGACATACGACCTACAATAACAAAACAGTCCCTCATTTTTTCTGGATTCCCAGTTATACAGCCAGCGTATCAACAGAACCCCAAGTAGACGTTATCAAATTTGGCGACGGATACGAACAGAGAACGCCACAGAACATAAGCAGCGAGCTTATAAAAATATCTCTATCTTTTGACAAAAGAGACGAAAAGGAAGTCTCAGCAATAGCTCATTTTCTACACACGAGAGGAGCCCAAGAAGCGTTTGCTTTTACGCCGCCTTCTCCTTATGGATCAGTAAAATTATTTGTCTGTAGAAGCTGGGATGTTACTATGAATTTTAAAGATAACTTTTCCGTCAAAGCGACCTTCGAAGAAGTGGTAGAATAATGAATACAACCTCAGCTCAAAACTCAATTAGAAAAGTAGCGGCTACAGCGACGTCTCTAGAGCCGTCTGCTTTAATCGTTCTTTTTGAGATAGACATATCCGCCTTAATAGCCAGAAGCGAAAGGGTTGTAAATCATGATGCTGGGCAAGACCACAGTACAAGACTTAGATTTCACAACAATTTAAAACTAATACAATCATCAATATGGTTTAATAATGTAGAGTATTTCCCTGCGCCAATCAAAGCTGATGGATTTGAAACTTCAGCTAAAGGGTCACCTCCCACACCAAAACTTTCCGTCACTATAAACCCCAAAGGCCTCAAGCCTGAAATGAAAGAAAAGATCAAATATCTAAAGTACGCCATAAGAGACTTAGATAGCCTTGTGGGAGCGAAAGTGACTCGGACAAGAACTTTTGCCAAGTATTTGGATTGTCAAAACTTTTACTCTGATTGTAGTAACCCGATTACTGGTACGGGCTCCGAACTTCTTTCTAATACTGCTCCCGCCCCAGAAGGTTTCGATCCAGACCCCAACGCGTACTTCCCGCCAGACATATATTACATAGATAGAAAGTCTGGAGAAAATAAAAATACAGTAGAGTTTGAATTGGCTAGTCCATTTGATGTGCAAGATTTAAAATTGCCGGGTAGAGTAGTCACCGAGCAAAGCTGCGTTTGGACGTACAGAGGAGAGGGATGCTGCTACGAATATGACAGCCTCAAAAAGACGGGGATAGGTGAAATACATTACTCCCCCAATAACTGTGAGTGCAAAGATGTACCCGACAGCAGTGGAGCGCCTCCTTTTTACACGGCCAAGGATGAAGATATAGCCAAAGAGCTTGGTGTTGATATTAAATTGCCAGCGCCAGTAAACGGCGTTGCTCAACCCCCTGCGTTATGGCTAAGGAGTGAAAGCTACAGCAAGGGAGACGCCGTAAGAATAAATGTAAAAGGGGTAAACTATTATTACGTTTCTAAAAGAAATTCAAACTCAGGTAATCCGCCGCCCAATTCAACATATTGGTTTGCAGATGAATGCTCAAAAACAATTAAAGGATGCAAGCTGAGGTGGGAAGACCCAATACCCATCGGAGCCTTCCCGACTTCTAGAAGAGGAGGTACAACATAAACTTAACCACGGAAATTAAAACTCAAATTATTCAGCACGCTAGGAGTGAAGCGCCTAGGGAATGCTGTGGGTTTATATTGTCAAGCGGAGCAGTTTACAAAGCGCAAAATGTTTCCAGCGACGAAAACAGATTTACAATAGCTCCCGAAGAGTACGTTGCAGCAGCGGCACAAGGCGACATTAAAGCCGTTTACCATTCTCACCCAGTTACAGACCCAATTTTTTCTGAGTTTGATAAGTTCAATAGTATATCTCATAATTTAAAATATGTTCTGTACTCCTTGAGGGACAATAGCTTTAGTCAATTTGATCCAAACCTTTCCACTTTTAACCAATACATAGGTAGAACTTTTGAGATAGGAAGCACGGACTGTTTTGCGCTGGTTAGAGACTTCTACAAACAAGAGCTAAACATAATTTTAAATAATTATAAAAGAGATGAAAACTGGAAATCCAATCTAGGAGACTTGTTTGATAAACATTTTAAATCAGAGGGTTTCTACGAAGCCAAGAGCCCCAACAAGTACGATTGTATTTTAATAAGATTAAAAAAAGACGCGCCCTCAGCGCACATAGCACTGTACGTAGGAGACAATTTAATACTGCATCAACCAGAAAAGAGCTTTTCTAGAATAGAGGAGTATTCAGATAAATATAAAAAATTAACAAGTCACATAATAAGGCATAAATCATGGACGTCAGTTTAACAAAAATAGTTTTGCACGGAAATCTAGCCGAAGCAACAAAGCAAAAGGAATACGAAGTTAAAGTAGATTCTTTCTCAGAAGCTTTGCATGCGGTGGACGTTTTGTCCAAGCGAGAATTTATCAAGAAAGTAGCTCTGAACGAAAAACAAAACATTAAGTATAAAGTTTTGGTAGACGAAGAGAATTTGCTGTCAAAACCTCTAGAGAACCTAGATGATATAAATAACTCTGAAATTTTTCTCAAAAAGAAAATGAAAAGAATAGATATAGTCCCCGTGTTAGAGGGTGCGGGCGGCGGTGATGAGAAAGATAGCTTACTCATAGTCGGCGGCGCGTTAATGATCGGAGCTGGCATATCTATGCAAAGCGGTCTGCTGGTGCAGCTTGGAGTGTTTGCTGTGTTAACGGGGTTGGCGAATATGATGGCGGAGCCGCCAGAGTTTGAGGATTTTAAAGAAATACAAGGTGTCAACAAGAAAGAGTCTTACCTCTTTAATGGACCCGCTAACACATATAACCCAGGTGGACCTGTACCCTTGGGGTACGGCAGAATGATGTTAGGCTCTCTAGCGATAGCTTTTGAGCAGATAAATTATGACTGGATGGTTTACAAAGGGGGAACCTTTAATCCAGAGCCAGACAAATTATTTATACGCGATGTGGAGGCCGCTTCAAGATAAAGGTTTAGATTATGAGCAATAAAAAGTTTGGCCATTTATTTTTGCATATGTTTACGCGTAACCACGCGCAAACAGAAACTATTATCAACGAATTAGGCTTAAGAGAAGACAATTCTGACGGCACCAAAAGCGTCAAAGTAAAAGGCGTTCATTACGTAGACCCAGCCGATGGAACCCCAGACGACGATACCCCTAGGTATATGACGCTGGCCAAGGCTGTCGTAGTAGACTTGATTTCTGAAGACGGCATAGAAGGCTTGGTGACCCATGAGTACGATTTCGATCAAAACAAATCAA